TGAGTAGAAAAAAGTTTAGTTAACCTTTCAAAAAATGAACTATTATTTTGTTCTGCCATTTTGTTTACTTTATGTTATAATCTAACTAATATACAAAAAAATTTTGATATATCCTAATTATTACCATGCTTTACAACTCCAATACCTAGCTTTGTGTCTTGGTCCCGGTGTATCACAATTATGTCTAGCTCTAAAAGCTTTTCTTCTTGATGGAATATCTTTCTGAATCTGCATTGTTTTCTCACCTGCTTTTTTAGCCGATGTTCCTCCATGTCCGAAATTTACCTTTACAACATTTCCTTTTGGGTTTTTAACATATACTTTAAACTTCTTAACATCACCCCTCATAGGTTTGTTTAGTTTAACTTTTCTACCTTGATATTCGGCTTCGTTAATATCCTCTTTCATATTTTTTAGAAAGTGAATAAACTCCGTTAAATCATCATAGTTTTCAACATCATATTCTTCGATGTTTTCATCTAATCCTAATTTAAATTCGTTATAAAGTTCTTTAGAATAATTTTCCATACTTAATCCCTATATTTAACCTATACTATATAAATATAAAATTTTTATTTTATAACCATTTAGTTAAATCCTCAATATCATCACCAACGTTCATTTGCCAAGGATTTTCATCAACATCATTTGTACCATAAACCCCACTATAAGTATAAGTTGATATACCATCAATCGCTCTTTTTGTTAAATCGATACCTTCCTGTCTTAATCTCAAAGCAGTATCTCTTACCCATAAAGAAATTGCTAAACTCATTGTTAAATCATCATTATATCCTCTCATAGCTTCGGCTCTACCATTCATCCATATAAATGTGAATAATTCATCAATAGTTCTAACTGAACGTATTATGATTGATTTCTCTCTAATGTATTCTTCTAACTTAGAAATAATCAAAGGTCTTGTTCTTGAAGTAGTTGAAAAACCAGCTACCATACTTTTATCTTGAGAACGATATCTATTTGAGTGTTGATGTTCAGTATCTACATACTTTAAATCTTTACTCATATAATAAAGGTTTCCATAGTTTCTATCAATAACTTGTTGAATTGTTGCCCAACCAATATTTGCGTTTTCAATAACCAACAATGCGTTGTTATATTCAGTTGATAGAGATACTAAGAAATTACCAAAATCTTTGGTATCTAACTTACCTCTATATTCAGCTACTTGTTCCGATGCCTCAACATCTATAACATGAGCAGCAGAGTAATCCGAAGAATCTCCTCGGGCAACATCCGCTACAACTATATAAGTTTTTGTATAATCAGGAAATTGCCATTTCCATAAGTTTCCATCAAAACCACCTTTTTCAAGTGGTTCTTGTACATAAGTTTCTTTGTAAAACTGAAGTATTTGTGGGTCAATTACTGAATCACCAGAAGATACAAAATCACAATCACATTCTTGTGCTGCTCCCTTTGGTCCTAATAGTGTTTCTTGTTCATCTCTCCAATCTTGATTTCTTTCAGGATGTACACTCCAATGTAATCTAATATTATTAAATCCATTTGTACCATCCTCAGAACCTACCCAAGTTTTGTGAAAGAAGTTACCTACACCATTTGGAGTAGATAAAATAATTGCGTTACCACCCGTTGATAATGTAGATTGAGCCGATACCCAAATCTCTTCAATCTTATCGATAAACGCTGCCTCATCAAATACTAAAAGGGATAGTGCTTCAGAACGTCCTGCATCTCCAGCAGCTGAAGTTGCTTTTATCTGAGAACCATTTGAGTATCGTAAGGATAGTTTGTTATCTTCAACTGTTGTTAGTTTTAACCAACTTGGAAGATAATGATTCATTACTCTTACTTTAGTTACTAAGTTTTTTGCTACTTCTTGTTTTGTTGCAATTACTAAACAATTGAAATCATCATTAAATAACATTTTCCACAAAGAGAATCCTGCAGTTAATGTTGAAATACCAGTTTGTCTTGATTTAAGAATGATATTATATCTATGGTTTTTAAAATCAACCAATGTTTCTTCTTGGAAAGGATATAGATGAAACGGAATCTTACCCCTAACAGGATGTTGAATCATACAATACTTTCGCATGAAGTAAATAGGGTCAGATGCACATTTTTTGTACTCTACCGCTATGATTTCTTTTAATGATGCTTTTTTCTTAACCAAACTAAATTTATTTTTTTCCTATTTTCCAATACATACCACCAGTAATAAATGGTGCTAATTGTGAGGTATTAGAATTGTTCTGAATACCTAACCCTAATTGATATAGATTATTCTTTTTACTTTTTAGGATTAACCCAGCTCCAACATTACTGATTATATCTTCTTTGTTGAAACCACCATTTAATCCCCAATAAAATTCATTCTTTGGTAATTCTTTTACAATTGTTGTGTTATACACAGTTGGGATTTGGAAGAACCAATCCACATCTCTTGATTGGATTTGGTTTTGTGAAATGATATCAGTTAGGATACCATATCCTAAAGTTGGATTTGGTTTCTTTCCTAATGAATCAGTAACACCTTTTGGAAAATCATATGTAAGATTAAGCGTATCCTTTACTTCGTACTTTGCGAAATAATCTTCTACAATTTTCAATGTATCAATATCGATAGGAACTTCAACTTCAACAGTTTCAGTTACTACTTTAGTAATGTACTTTGGTACATATGTTGGAACTTTAACTGTTTTCTCTACAACAATAGTATCAACTTTTTGTTCCAACAATTCGTAATCTTTACCATCTACATTTACTATTTCTTTTTCTCCTTCTTCACCACCACAGCTTCTTAATAATAATACCACACATAGTGCCATTATCAGTATTGTTTTTAAATCAAATTTCTTTAACCAGTTCATAGTTCATAGGTTTTAATTTCTCATAGGCAGCATTTCTTTTTTCTATAACATCGGTAAGTTCTTTTTTACCATTTTCGATATCCTTTTCTATTTGTTCTCTTAGTGTTTGAACATCTTCATTAGATGACCATTTTTCAACAGAACCATCATCGTTAATGTATTCGTGAATATTCGAAACTTCTTTCAAAGCTTGATTCCACTTTTCTAATACATCGGTTCCGTATGCTGCCATATTAGAGTATATCTTATATTCTTCATACTCTTTCCACAGTCCATCTAATTTTATTTGTTGTTCTCTTCTAGCTAAACAAACACCACAGTATCCAGTTTTAGCTATTAGTTTTTTATCTACTCTTGAATATTTTTTATTCTCACAATCATCACCCTTACCTTTGGTTTGTTCTGCTAAGTACTTTCTTACTTTACTAAGTTCATTAGATAATTTAGATTGTTTTACTTTACCATATGATTTTTGTTCATAAACAACACCAGCTTCTTCCCAAATATCACCAACTTCTCTTTTAGTTGTTTCTTTGATACCAGATAGTGAAACCTGAGTATCCTTTTGATACTCTCCAGTTTGAATCATATTTACCAACTTTCTACGAGTTGGATGCATGTATTTTTTATTGAATTTTTTCTCAGCCATAAATTGTAACTTATATATCCATATATATAAGTATTAAGTTTTTTACTATTCGTAAAATAAACCGAGAATCTGATTGAGAGGTGCGAATGTTCCTGTTAGTTTGAAAGTTTTACCACCATACACAAATACGATTCCCTCATTTGGAACAATTTTATTCTTTCCTCCGATAGAATTTAATCTTTCCAATTCTAATTTTAGTTTCTTAACTTTCTTAACATCACCTGATTTTTGAACATCTTTGATTGTTTTATCCAATCTCTTTTTCATATCTCTAACTGCCTTATCAGGATTTACAGTTAGTGCTGAACTCATAAATGAAAGTACTTCAGCTCCTAAACCTAAGAAGATATTTTCAAAAGGTCGGATATTATCTTTAGCCATCTTAGCATGGTCATTCTTATCAATTCCCTTAGCCCATTCTAATGTTTTTTCATCAGTAATATTTTTCTTATCTAAACGGAATGATTTATCATAGAATGCCCATCTCTTAACTAATCCCATTAGAGTTTTGTTATCTAATTTAGATGGTGATTTCTTATTTACAAAATCCATCCAAAATGCTTGATGATAATCTGCGATACCATCGTTATCTTTTAATTTGAATTTCTTTTGTAATTTTGATATTTGTGAATTGTACTTTCCTTTGGTTGATGAAAGGTTTTTAGATTTTGGTAATTGAACAACTGGTGGTCCTTGAATCGTATATGCTGATTGGACTTGTTGGTTAACTTGTTTAATCATACCAGCTAATATTCTAGCAGCATCTTGATTTTCACCAATTGCTACACCATCTTCATTATATTCCATAGTTCCGTGGAATACCAATAGTGCTTGTCCATAAGGTATTACATTAACAGAAGTTGGATAGATTACCTCCAAATTCATAAAACATGCTCCTCCTTTGAAAATCTTATCTCTCTGCTTTTCACTCAACTTAGATATTGCCTTCGTTAAATCTTTCATTGCGAAGTTATACGCCTTTTCCAATTCTCCCCTTCCAGCAAACTTCATCGCTACACCATTAATATCTAATGCACCTTCTCCTTTGTTTTTCAAATGTCCCTTATTTCTCGCTGCAACTAATCTCCCATCTCTCCAACTAACTGCTAATGCTTGTCCGTCTGTTTTTTCTCTAGTGAGTTCTAAATTACCCTCTAATGCTTTTTGTACTATATCTTTTAATTGTCCAAAAGTTAAATTGATTTCGGTATCGAATGGGTGATTCATATGTCCATAAGCACCTCCTTCCAAAATCAATGATTCAGTAATACCACCACCTAATGCGTATGGTTCATTATACTGAAGTTTTTCTTTATCAAATTTCTTTCTTAGTTTTTTAATTTCTTTATCATGTTTATCCATCCACTTTTGGTCTGGATATCCATGCCCTAATCCTTCTTTAACTCTCTTATCCTTTATTAACATTTTTAATAATTCACCACCCTTACCTTTGATATCTTTGTGTACCATTCTTGAAGTTGGGCCTTGGAATAATTTGATGTAAAGCTTTTCTAAGTATTCACCTTTTTGTTTATCCGATAGATTCTTAAATACTTTATTTATTTCTCCTCTTCTTTTGTAAACATATGATTTTAAATCATCATAATAAAAAGAGTTTATATTTTCAAATTTATATTCTGGGTCTGGTGTTTTGAAATCATCTTTTCTCATTATGGTTTTAGCGATTACTTTATTCGCTTGTTTCATAAATGGAATATTGATTTTACTTCTACCATCTTTTGCTACAATCTGTCCATATAAATCT